TTAGAGACACAGGCGAAGAAAACTTTCCAGGCGAAATGTTACATGAACCAAGAAAAATACAAGGCAAGAAAGGACGCAAAGGTTTCCATACTACACACAAAAGTAAAATGGAATCTTGTTTAGTGTTAAAGCGACTTGTCGAAAATGATAAAATACATTTAAAAAGTAAAGCATTAATTAGCGAACTTAAAAACTTTGTAGCAAGAGGCAACAGTTTTGGCGGCAAGCCAGGCGAGTTTGACGATCTTGTAATGAGTTTAACCCTTGGCATTAGAATGGTAGAATTTATCAGTACATTTGAAGATGATGTATACAATGTTATTAATAGTAGCCTTGGATTAGGCGACATGGATTGGATGACAGGAGACGATGATGCTGACCAACCACTACCAATTAGCATTATTTGATAAATAGTTGTATGGCAATTAATTATAATTTAGTATCAGAAAAAGTATTTAACCTTTTAAGAGGCAACGGATTTGAAGTCCAAGCCTATAATAAAGAAGGTGAAATAGTTGTGAATCCGCAAGAAGCAACAAGATTCTTAACGCAACGCCCAAACATATTAGTAAGATTGGATAGGACTAAAGAAGAAATTAGTCTATCAGTAGGTAAACAATTAGATGACGATGGAATTAGAACAAGTTTAAAAGAACTTGCACAAGATAATTTAATGTCGTTTGATTTTAGAATTTTTGATAAAAAACTTCAACCTAAAGGTGAAAAAATTGATATTGCTAAAAAATCGGAGAAGTTTATGAATCAAGAAGGTAAATTTAGTGCTCACGCAGTATTAGAAGCAAGTGCAAGTTTAGGAAAAATGACTGGCAGTAGAAAGTCAAGTTATCAACCATTAGCAGATAACGTTAAGATTATTGTAAGACATAATTCAGAAGTTAATGAAGAAGTTAGAGGTTCGAGAAGTAGAAATATCCATAGCATCTTAATACAACGTGGCGAAGAAAAATTTAAAATGGCTGAAAATAATTTAACAGCCGCCAGAGCAATGGCACGTCATTTACATAATGGCGGTGAGACGTTTGACCCAATTGGAGAATCAATTACCTCAATGGCTAAAGACTTTGGAAAATTAAAAGAATTTGTTAGATATGTGCGTAGTACAAACTTAGTTAACGAAACTAATCAAGAGTTTGTTGATTTAGCATTTGAAAATATTGATCATATTAAAACAAACTTAAAAAGATTAAGCGGTGTTAAGTCGTATGCAAATGCATGTGAAACAGTAACAGACTATAATAATGTTGAATTACTGCAAGATGATTTAGATTTAGAAAGTAAATTTACTGAAACACACTTTGACGATAAAGTTGCTAACGTAATGGATAACATTAAAGCAATGGCAAGTAGAAAAACTGCATTTGAAACAAAAATTACAAAGGCTATTTCTTTAGAATCATTTACAGGTGTTAAAGGACTACTTTCAGAAGACGAAGGTATGGACTTTGCAACACCAGAGGCTAAACTTGGACATCAAGTTAGTCAATTAGGCTACACAGCAAAAGATAAAACATTAGGTAATTATTTACATAGCATTAGTAGTAAACTAAATGCTGGTGGACAATTAAATCAATTTGAATACGGCGCAATTAAAAGTAGTTTATTAAGTGCAAATCAATACAATGAAAGCATACAGGTTGAAAGTGCTGAAGATTCGTATGAAGCATTTATAAACCAGTTTGTAGAAGAGTAACTACAAAAAAATCATAAATACTTACGTTGAAGGAAATTAATTTCCAGAAACAGTCAGATAAAGGTTGACTTTATCCGTCACATAACTTATAATAAGAAACTGGTGATACATTTTGTATTACCGAACATGGCAAATATGGCAACAAAGGAGAAATATCATGGCCTCATTAGCAGAAATCAGAGCAAAGCTCTCATCAATGGAATCGAAACCCGGTTCAAACAACTCACCACAAAGCGACAACGCAATCTATCCATTCTGGAATATTGACGAAGGTACATCAACTGTACTAAGGTTTTTACCAGATAGCGATACCGACAATACCTTCTTTTGGGTAGAACGTCAAATGATTCGTTTAACTTTCCCAGGCGTACTTGGCGGCGAAATGCGTCCAGTAACAGTACAAGTTCCTTGTATGGAAATGTGGGGAGACACTTGTCCAGTACTATCTGAGGTTAGACCTTGGTTCAAAGACCCTTCATTAGAAGATATGGGTCGTAAGTATTGGAAAAAAAGAAGTTACATTTTCCAAGGTTTCGTAACAGAAAACCCTTTAAATGAAACTTCACCAGAAAACCCGATTAGACGTTTTGTAATTGGACCTCAAATCTTTAACATTATTAAAGGCGCCTTAATGGACCCAGATATGGAAAATCTTCCAACTGATTATGTTAACGGTACTGACTTCCGTCTTACTAAAACAACTAAAGGTCAATACGCAGATTACAGCACATCAAAATGGGCTCGTAAAGAAAGCGGTTTAGCTGAAGACCAGTTAAGCAATATTGATACATATGGTTTACATAACCTAAACGACTTCCTTCCAGCAAGACCAACTGCTGAAGGCGTACAAGCAATTACTGAAATGTTTGCGGCGAGTGTTGACGGTGAACTTTACGATCCAGCAAAATGGGGTGCATTTTATAAGCCTTATGGTCTTGACGTAGGTACAAAAACACAGGCAACTGTGGCACCGGCTCAAACAGCGGCACCTGTAACAGCACCTGTAACAGCACCTGTAACTGCACCAGCAGAAGCAGTAGTTGAAACAGCGGCACCAGTAGTAGCAACTGCTCCAGCACCAGTGGCTGAACCAGTAGCAACTGCACCAGTTAACAGCGATTCAGGTAAGAAGTCAGCAGATGACATTCTTAACATGATTAGAAACAGACAGTCGTAAGGAGATATCATGCAGAAACCATTTGACTTAACAAAGTTCAGAACTGGTATCACAAAAAGCATTAGCGGTATTAGTGCTGGCTTCCATGACCCTCGGGATTGGATCAGCACTGGTAATCACACTCTTGACTATTTAATTAGTGGAGACTTTGCCGGGGGTATCCCCCTCGGTAAGGTAACGGTGTTTGCAGGTGAATCAGGTTCTGGTAAATCATTTATATGTTCCGGTAACATTGTTAGAAACGCACAAAAACAAGGATGTCAAGTAGTATTATTTGATTCTGAAAATGCGTTAGACGAACAATGGTTACAGGCATTAGATGTAGAAACAACCCCCGATAAACTATTAAAAATTAGTGTTTCAATGATTGATGATGTTGCTAAAGCAATATCTGAATTTATGAAAGACTATAAAGCAAACTATGGCGACATGGAGTATGATGACATGCCCAAGTTGTTGTTTGTTATTGACAGTTTAGGTATGTTGTTAACACCAACTGACGTAGCACAATTTGAGAAAGGTGACATGAAAGGTGATATGGGTAGAAAGCCAAAGGCGTTAGCGTCTTTAGTTAGAAACACCGTTAACCAAATTGCTCCTTATCCAATTGGCATCGTAGCAACCAACCACACTTATGCATCGCAAGATATGTTTGACCCTGATGATAAAATCAGTGGAGGACAAGGATTTATATATGCATCAAGTATTGTTGTAGCAATTAAAAAACTAAAACTCAAAGAAGATGAGGATGGTAATAAAGTTTCTACAGTACAAGGTATAAGAGCCGCTTGTAAAGTTGTGAAATCAAGATACAGCAAACCTTTTGAAGGTGTGCAGATTAAGATTCCATACGAGACAGGAATGGACCCTTACAGTGGTATGGTAGAAATGCTTGAACAAAAAGGCATTATTACTAAGACAGGTAATAAACTTGAATATACATCTCCTGTTACAGGCGAGATTATTAAAGAGTTTAGAAAAGGATGGACATCTGAGAAGCTTCAGATAATTATAGACGAATGGGAACAAAATCCAGTTGCACAGAAAGAAGTAATTGAGGATATTGATCCTGATGATTTAAACCCTACAGTTGAGGAGTACACAGATGAGTCCTGAGGTA